GAGGTACGAGGAGCTCGCGAAGGCCGAACCGCTCACGGTGTTCGGCGGCCGTCTGGGCACGTACAAGTACTACGACATGCACCAGGTGATCGACACCGCGTTGACCGCGTACGAGGAACAGGTCGAACCACTCCTCAAGAAGTAGGCCGCACCCGCTTTCCACGCATGAAGGATCTCTAGCATCACCTTATGTTAGGAATCCTTCATGCGTTTGTGCCAAACAGAAAATGAGCGCAGTACACGGACCAGGCAGCAAGCGTAATTCCATCAGTGATTTCTCCACCTGCAATCATCTGACACACGGTGCTGGCAGGAATATAGAGTGAATTCGAAAGTTCCCAGTCGGTAGGATTGCAAGATTGCGAATCTTCTTCCGAAAGCAAGACCCTCGCAACGGCAATATCATCACGAAGAACGCCTGTGTCGGCATGAATATGCTGCAGAATCTTAACCTGATCCCGTGAAACCGTGATTCCTGTTTCCTCAGATAACTCACGGACAGCAGTATCTCGAGAATCCTCATCATCGGCACCCATGCCTCGTGGAAACTCCCAAGCCCATTGGCTGGTAGACACCCTCCAGTGTCGTGCAAGAAGAAAAGCGGATGTTCCATCTGGCAAAATCTGCTCTGCAACGCAAACAGCACCCGTCTTACCGTCTCGAACCGAAGCGACATGAAATTGCAGGTGCTCTCCAGTTGAACGTACAATCGCAATATTTTTAGTTACAGTGAAACCTGCCCCACCCTGCTCGCGGAACACTTCAGTTTCAGACTGAATATCAAGTGGAGGAATTCCATCTTCTACAGGAACAACGTGTTGGATTGAATCAGTAGCCATGTATCAATCCCCCATAAACACAACAGTCTTGGCGCTCGAATGCACACCTCTGATCCAGGCGAACAACTCTCCAAAATCAGGAACCACAGAAACAAGCCAAGTAACAATAACAACCAGCCAAAGTGGGACTGTGCCATCGTTAAACCAAATTTGATCGCAAAACACCGAAATAAGAGCAAGCACAAATGTAAGTGCTGTCTTGTTCCGCATACCCTTGGCGTCGTCAAGAAGGCTGACTTCCTCGCTTGCCTTCTGAATAAGATAAGCAGTGTTTCTGGTGTGCAGCTTCTGCGTTCTTAGCGGAGTTGTAGGAGAACAGTTCCTCCAATTATCAATGGTCGTGCGCGCCTCGTAGCAGAAGCAAGAGAAAACATGATATGGCATGCCACCCAGAATTTTCGTTATGGATCCAGACAAAGTGAGGGAAGATGAAGGATTTGCAGTGGTGAGATGTTTGAAAGAACGTACCATTTTGCGGAATATACCAGCTTCCTCTTCAATGAAATCTGCCATACTCCTACCGGCAATCTGCTCATATGCATTTGGCGTGGCTGCGACAGCGATAAGACATGCACCAAGATGAGTGGCAAGAGTCCGCTGATAAACGAACTGATACCAAGATTTCAGCAACTGATTCGGCGTACTATCCGTACCGTCCGTGCCGTCGGGAATCTTTTCAGTTGGTGTTTTTCCTGTGTGAGCTTCGACTATGCCTAACTTGTCTGGATATTTCTTATCGATATAGGCAAAAGCTTCTGAACGTTGTGACATCTCAGCAACTTGATGAAGTGTTTCGAGCGCATCTGATGTTTTTGTCCCAAAAGGTTTCTTGGTTTTCAGGTGCGTTTCCAAAATCAGGTTGTTCTGACGAGAGTATCTCGCAAACAGCTTATCGAAGTCCATGTTTTTAATCTGTTCTTCACGTCCCTTGTTGATACGGTTACGCACGTCTTCAGCATTCTGATTCTCGTATAACACTAATCCGCAGGCAACCGCATTCAGCCAGTCCCGCCACCGTTGGGCAAGATAAGCGTAAGTATCTTCGGGCTTTTCGAAAAAAGAAGAAAAAGCAAAGGAGATAATTTCAGGTAAGTTTCCGATTTGTTGTTGCTTCCAAAGGTTGATTTTCTCGGTAAGATTTTGGTAAAACTCCGCGGGCTGCGAAAGCGCGTCAGTATAACTGATTGTGCAATCTAGCGCGCAATACTCCAACGGACGAATAGTGTATTGGTCAGTCATTGCGGGACATTTTTCAATTGCATTATGTAAATAATCGTCTCGTTTTGCCGCCTTCTGAGCCTTCGCTTGAACAGCCCCAACTGTGCTGAGCGTGAAATTGAACAGGCATTCCTCAAACGAATCACATCGGCCAGAAATAATGATGGACGGGCCATCTTTATATGATTTTCCAAGCAGCGAATTGACGGTATTGGGACCGAGAGCGAGGAAGAAGAGGCCGTCGCAAACCTCTGCGTCAGACAGCATGATCTGCGGGCAATACAGATATGCGGTGCGAATTATGCCGGCGAAATACGTGGCGAACGAAGTGTGGGCGTTAAGTAGGCTTTCACAGGTTCGTGTATTGCTGTTCTTGAGCCATAGCTCTTCGATAGATGGAAGCGTGGCACTGGAGATGTTTTGAGCTGATGACTGTTCATCTTCCTGGCTTTGGGCTTCCTGGAGAAGCCGTTCCCAGCTGCGTTTCTGTTCCGTTGAATCGAAGTTCGTCACCATGGTGGCATAAGGGCGCTGGTTCATGATGACTGGTTCTTTCTGAGATAAAAAGCTCACAATTTCGATTGTACCGACGTGTTTGGTAGATGAGTGCCTTCGGTGTTCGAATCAGTGAACGAACACGGAAGAATATCGGTGCGTAATCATAATGCTGTTTAACTATGCAACCCTGCCGGTACCCTGAAATCGTGAGTAGTGATATTTTCAAGCCGCGCAACATCATCGTGACCGGCGGATGTGGGTTTATCGGAGCCAATTTCGTACGCTATGTGGCACGTAACCATCCTGACGTGCGCATAACCGTGCTCGACAAACTGACCTATGCCGGAAATCCGCAGAATATCGCCGGTCTTCCGCAATCGCAAGTCGAACTCGTGCAAGGCGATATTTGCGATGTTGCATTACTGGAACGTATCGTGCCTGGTCATGACGCGATCGTGCATTTCGCAGCCGAATCGCACAACGACAATTCCATCGCCAATCCTGAACCCTTCATCACAACAAACGTGGAAGGCACGTTCCATCTGCTTGAAGCCGCCCGCAAGCATGACGTGCGATTCCACCACATCAGCACCGACGAAGTGTACGGCGACCTCGCGCTCGACGATCCGTGCAAATTCACCGAAAGTACGCCGTATAAGCCGTCAAGCCCATACAGTGCGTCGAAAGCGGCATCCGACCAGCTGGTGCGCGCATGGGTTCGCACGTACGGGCTTCGCGCCACGATCTCCAACTGTTCCAACAATTACGGGCCGTACCAGCATGTGGAAAAAATTTATTCCGTGGCAAATCACTTCCATCATGGAGGGCGTGCGACCGAAACTATATGGCACAGGCGAGAACGTGCGTGACTGGATCCATACGGAAGACCACTCTTCTGCAGTGTGGGAGATTCTTACGCGCGGGCGGATCGGTGAAACATATCTGATCGGCGCAGATGGCGAAATGAGCAATATTGCCGTAATGCGTATGATTCTGCGACTTATGGGGTGTGCCGAAGATGCGTTCGACTGGGTGCGTGACCGTCCCGGACATGATCGACGCTATGCGATCGACTCCAGCAAGCTGCGTACTGGACTCGGCTGGAAGCCTGTGCACGCCGATTTCGAAGCCGGTTTGCAGGCGACCATCACTTGGTATGCTGCCAACCGCGCCTGGTGGGAGCCCGCCAAAGCCGCCACCGAAGCCCGCTACCGCGCACAAGGCCAGTAAAGCGCGTCGGACGGGAGTGTTTGCGATGGTGCGTCATGGTGGATGCGGCGCAGCCTGGCAATTAGGTTCGGTAAGTGGCGATTGGGAAATAGCGTGCTGCAAGTAGTCGGCTTCGTCAGGAAATGGCTGCGAGAGCCGGATGTACGTTCTGGCCTAATGACCCAGCTGTGAATCCAAGTTTCCCGAATCTGCCGTATATAAGCCAAATACGGTGCGAAAGTATATTTAACGGGGTGACGTGAACGGCCAACATCACCATGATTGATGGCGGCCGTTTGCATATCCACACATGGCTTTGATGTCTCAGCTGTCCAGAGCGAAGGTGATGGAATCCCGTCCTAGAACCGCCGCGTTACGTGCGCGGCTAGCGGCAGCATCGCGGTGGCCAGGACGAACGTCACCGCCAGGACCGCGCCCGCCGGGTAGACGCTGTACGCCCAGCCGTATGCGATCTGTCCGAGGGGCTGGGCGCACATGCTCGCGGAGAGCGCGAGCGACATCACCTTGCCGGTCATGTTCTCGGGGCAGCCCATCTGGATCGCCGGCACGGCGATGAGGTTCGCGAGGGTGATGACGATCATGGTTCCGCAGGTGCTCGCTGTGAGCACCGCGAGTCGCATCACTCCACCTGCGGGAATCGTCATGGCGAGCGCTTGGGGCAGGATGGTGAGCGAGAAGGCGGCGATCGCCATCGGGAATCGCCGCATGGACAGCGACCTCGCGACCCGCCCACCGACGAGCGCGCCGAGCAGTCCGGATGCTCCACGAGACCATATGCAAGGCCGTACGCCGTGGAGCCGAACCCCAGTACGGTCCGCACCATGTAAGGGAAGCCGACCTCCGCATACCCCGTCACCAGGAAGTTGAGCGCGGCGCAGATCAACACCAGATGCAGCACATGAGGATGTTCGCGGGTGAGGAAACGTCTGGCCGCGCGCAGGTCGTCGACCGCGGTGACGCGGCCGGCGTCGCCGCGGTCGGGAGCGCCGAGCCGGATGAAACACTCCACGACGGCGGCCGCACCGAACCCCACGATCGTGATTCCCATCATGGGCATCGCACCAACCGCCGCGTACAGCACGCCGCCGAGCACGGCGGGAACGAGCGTGCTCGTCTGGTTCACTACGTTCACCACGGCCATCGCGCGACGCATCACATCCTCGCCATGGGAGCGGAACATCTGCGGCAGCGCCGCCTGCACCGTAGGCGTCTCCATCGCGTCAAGCACGGCGAGCACCACCTGCATCACGGCTATCGCCGCCAGATTGAAACCGGCGGCCGAAAAGATCGCCGCGCAGACGAGCACCGTCACGGCGGAAAGCGCGTCAAGCGCCACCATGACGGTCCGACGGTTCGTACGATCCGCCATCACGCCGCCACGCGGTTCGTGCCCATCCCGCAGGGATTGTGGGACCGGCTGTGGGCGCGCATCCGACGCCTGCATGTCGGCCCGCGTGAGCTCGTGTTCACGAACCAGCTGGGCCATCCGGTCCGCGAGGCCACGGAACGACACCATTGGCTGAAGGCGTTGGAGGCCGCGGGCCTGCCGCAGGTGCGGATCCACTCCGCCCGGCACTGGATGGCGTCGATGACCGCGCGCGCCGGCATGCCCGAGGACGCGCGCATCAGCATCATGGGCCACGTCAGCCTGCAGATGACCATGCACTACACCCACAGGGACGCCGCATCGTTGGGGCGGCTGATGGTCGCCGCGATACCCGACCTGCGCGACGATGAGGACAGGCAATACAATAAATCATCAGGTTATCCAGTTGGGTGTTTTGCAAAAAGGTAGGATTGCTTGTATGTATTACGCGTTTATCGATGAATCTGAATCTCCCCATGATTCCGTGGAGCCGGAACGTTTCGGATACGGCGTGTACTATATCGGCTGTTTGCTGGTCGATGACGATCAGTTGGAGCGAATTCAACATGGACTCGACGAGGTGCGCGCGTCGGCCAGTGCAAGGTTCGGTGTTCCAGCTGACGCCGAATTCCATGGCCGCTGTATGTTCCAGTATGAGGATGATTGGGAGGTAATGAAGGGAAAGCACCGTGCGTCGATTGGCGTATATCGGCAATTAATGAGGGTGATCGCCGAGAGCGGGGCTCTGATATGCGTCCGTGGCATACAGGAGCGTCAGCTTAAAACCCGTTATGGGCGATATGCGCACGAGCCACACACGGTGGCCTTGCAATATTGCCTGGAACGTGTCAATTATTATGCGGAGAGCTGCGGTATCGAGGAGATCGAAGTCATTGCCGACAAGGTGAGCGATCCTACGGTGCATGAAGGTATGATGCGTCGGTATAAGTGGCGTGGCTTCACGGAGGGATATGTGGCGTCCGATTTGGCTCACATCAGGTTTCCGTTCCGATGGGAGGACTCTCGTCATTTCGCTGGTCTTCAGGCGATTGACACTGCCTTGTACATGATTAACAGGGCTGCTAGAATCGACCGGAGCCATCTTGAGAATCGCGGGGACCGTGAGGTGTTGAAGACGGTCCAGATTATTTTGCCGTCGATGACGGCAACCTCGGGGATATCTCATCTCATGGAAAGGAAGTCCTACTACCTGTTCCCGGAATTAGCTTCGGGGATCCGAAAGGGATCCCCGAGCGGACAGCAATCCTAGATATGCCTATCTAGGCTCACCGTACTTATATGATATCTTTTGCACTTGTAAAAGTCAAAGGCGCATAGGATATCACGATACAAGTTTTACTGCAAAACCGCGAAGTTGCAGTGATTGGTTCGGTGTGTCTTATTTGTGGATGCCGGAACTTTCTGCTTGCGGTGGAAACGTGTAATTGGCTCCGCACCCATGCTGGTTGCAGGACCGAACCGTTTTCACGTGCGTGCCGTGTCGTGCAGCATGTCCTGATAATCCCTGACGACCTGCAGCGTGACGTCCAGCTCGCACGCGATACGGTACGCGTCACCCTCGCACAACGCTTCGGCGCTCGCGTACTCGACCGGGTCGATGAGGCGCAGCGCGGTCTGCCTGCGTGCCCGGCGTTCGGCCTTGACGCCATACGGGGTTCCACAGCCATTGTCGTGGTACCGGGCGTGGACGAGCTCGTGGCAGAGCGTGCCCCGTCGCTGGAAGTCCGGCATCGACTCATCCAATACGATCAGCCTGGCGGGTTCGTAGTAGAAGCCGCACAGTCCGCTTGGCAGACGCCGCTCCTCGACGCGGACCCCCAACAGCAACGCCTCAGAAAGAAATCCCTCCAATCACACCTCCCGTACCGAAGATTCACCTTGCACCTGTTCCCGTTTCTCGGCGATACGCCGGCTGATGCATTGTTCATTATTTTCTTCATGCATTTCAATCCTCACTGTGGTTTCGTTGTTGTTACGCTCGATAACGGCGGCAGCTACAAGCCCATCGCCATCGCAATCATCAATCGACGACAATAGCCCGCACGTCCCCAACAAGACACCACCAAGTCTGATGGTGCAGTTCCTCCTGACAACGACCCACACATGGGACCCATCGGGAAACTCGGAAAGCACATCCGAAATCCCATCCACTGAGTCGATCTCCACCCATCCACCTCCATGGCCGAGCGTGCGCTTATGCGGCTTCGGATTGAGAAAACCGGAATCCACGCCCGTGGACTTAGCATGCTGGCGGTTTTGAGGTTTCGGACGTTTGACGCTCTTGGGCTTCTCCCTCCTTACGACCTGCGAACTTAGGTCGACTGGTTCATGCTCGAAGGGCATGTGCAACCTCAATTGCAGACGATCGACTTCGCGGTCCTTCGCGCGATCGGGTATATGGGCAATCATCGAAGCGCCATCACCGGGCACCTGACCGCAATGGCGTTCCATCTGATATTTGCTGATGTACCCTATTTCCTCGCCGTCCAGATACACCCAATACGTGGGATAACCTTCGTATTTCCCCTTCGGTATCTTTCCCTCGACGACATACACCCAGACCCAAGCATCGTATCCGTAAGGTCTTAGACTGTCCTGATGGTTCTCATCGCCGGAGACCTCGACCCCTTGGTCCAACGTCCTGACCTCCACATCGCAGGGGCGTTCGTTGACCGGTTCCAAGTCCATGCCATCGAGGTATATGCTTTTGGCGAAGATCATGTTCTTCCGCCGTTTTTCCCTGAGGTCCCGATTCGCCGACTCCTCCTGCTGTTCGCGAGTCAGTATGACCGGAGCGCTCATGGAGTTCAGCCGTTGCCAGCATGCTCATGTTTGCCGGGCGTCGGACAACGCACGGTGGTCTTCCGTCTCATCGATGCCAAGAAGACGTATGAGCTCCTGCAATGACAGGGACGGCGCGTTCGGAAACATCCTTCGTGCCAGCACAAGCGTGTCCGTGAGCGAGACATCCGGCGGCGGGCACCCGTATCTTCGTGATTCCATGGCCAACATGTTGATGTCGAAGGCGACGTTATGACCGATGACATTCAACGATCGAATGGCCTCAAGAAAACCGGGGATGATGAATTCCGCATCCGGCTGATCCAGAAGTTCATCCTCGGTTATACCGGACAGCAGCGTGGAGGATAACCTGAGCCCGTCATACGGACGAATCAACTGCTCGTATTCCGCGATAGGGAGATTGTCCCTGATGAGAATCGCGCCGATCTCGATAATCTGCGCATCATTTGAATTCCCGGTGGTTTCCGTATCGAGCACCATCTGATCGGCAACCGACGCCTGAACACGAAACCTGTCCAACTTAGCTTTCGCACCCGCGAAGTACCGTGCGTCTCGTTCCGCCCTGTACGGCGGATACGAGGCAGACGGCATCGAAGCGTTTACTCGTTGTGGATGACCGGTTTCACGCTTGCCGGTGATTCCGATTCCAAACAATTTGAGAATGCTCGATAACAACCCCATCGTCTGCCCCTCACGCTGCCGATTGTCTAATCCCTTGGCGTTTCCGCCTCAAGTTCCTTGTTCTCGTCCTGATTCGCGGCCAGATCGTACAAATCAGGATTCGACGCGATATCATCGGCAAGCTGCTCATCGGCGCGACGGGCGCGCTGTCTGATGCGCTCCGCATCTTCCATAAGCTCTACGACTGTGATCCCAAGTGCTTGGGCTAGAGCATAGAGTTGGGGAAGCTTGATGTCGCGCTTCGCTCCAAAAATGCGGTATATCGTTTGGACCGGAACGCCGGATTTAGCGGACAATTCTTCAAATGTCAGGCCGCTGACAGCTCTTGCCGCTTGGAGAGCTTTGGCCGTTGCCTCATTGATATCCATATGGATAAATTACTATCCGAATGAATATGCTGCAATATCCGTATGGGCGTATCGTGCTTGATACTATCCAAACGGATAGTAGAGTGTTCCGAATGGATACTCTGACCTATTCGATGACGTTGGCTCAAATGATTTCTCGCGCCATTGAGCAATCCGGTAAAACAAAGCAGCAGGTTGCCCAGGCGTCAGGCATTCCATGGACGACGTTCTGCCGGAGATTGGATCACCCGGAGAAATCCTTCTTGACGATTCCGGAAGTGATATCGATTTGCGACGCGCTGGGCTTGAACTTCATTGGAGTCCTCTCCGAGGTCGAGCAGTCCGTCGACGGCAAGCAGTTCAAGTCTGAGGCGCTCGCGGAAGGAGGGGAGTGAGATGGCTGATGTCAGAACGGTTAACGTTCCTCCTGCCGTTCCGAAGTCCGCGGAGCGGATCGAGCGGGAGTATCAGGGGTTGTGCGATCCGATCCGTCGGGATGTGCATCGCATCGTCGGCGAGGAATTGGACGGGCGTGGTCTCGTGGACCGTGGGACGAACCCAGTCTCGACCGAGGAGTTCATCCGGCGGAACCCGGAACTGCACGGTCTGGTAAGGGACGCCGTCCGCGGGGAGCTGGAGGCCATACGCGCGGACGGCGAACGGTCAGTCGATGCCAAGCCTCCGCTTGATCTTCATCTGGTCGTTCCTGATGTACCGCTGGTATTCCGCGATGCCCTGCACGGCATCGGCAAGCGAAGCGATCGCCCGGGCCGTGTCGCCGGCTCTGGCGTAGGTCTTGGCGTCGTTCGCGGAATCTATTGGATCGCGTTCCATGCTCTCACCTCCCTTCTTTGCGTGGCGTGCACCATTCTCGCACTCAAAACGTTCCGGGAAGGAGGGGAGTGATGGAGTGGGTTCCGGCGATCATCAGCATCGTGGGCGCCGTCGTCGTGTGGGTTAATGCGGCGCTGATGTCGTTCACTGGTGCGGGGATTCTTGACTGGGTTCTTCCTGCTTGGTGGGGGATGCCGGCCGAGGGACCAGCGTACGCCAAGCCCATCGAGGGAACTTGCTATATAGCCATAATCCAAGACGGGAATGCTCGAAGCGATACCGCAGCATCGACGGATGATGTCGTTTCGGTTCACGGATCGGGTGACGTGGCTGCTCCGGTAGATCGCCCTTCAGGGCGAACGGACGGAACACTCGACGCTGCATACGGGTCGGCTGCTGTGTCCAGTGAAGGTGGATTGAGATGATCCGGGCATCCTCGTTGAAGTGGGCGATCATGTACAAGCGGTCGGATGCCTTGAATTGGGCGATCTTGCTTGGCGTCATGAACTCGGTGTCACCGGCGACCTCGCTGACGGTGAGGAAGTATGCCTCGCATTCGATTCCCTCGACCTGCACGTCGTATGCGTCGCCGTCCCCCGAATTGTATACGGAGCAGATGAGGTCGGGTTCTTTCTCTTCCCGACGTTCCAGCCAGCCGGTAAGGCCGGGGACCGTTGCGGAGATCGGAAAGTCCGGATGCGTCGAGTGCTTCAGCAGTGTCCAGTCTGCTTGCGGTCTGTTGTGCCAGGGCCACCATACGGTGAGCCCGGCCCCGATCAGTGATGCCGCGGCGCCAACCCATGCCGCGATTACCGATCCAGCCATAAAAGCTTCTCCTAACCTGGCCGGTCCGCGTCTGGACCACGCGGGCCTTGTAGCCATCCAGTTTAGGAGGGGCCGGGCGGTTCTCCTAACGCCGCCCGGCGTATTCCTTCATCGGATACGAGAGGAGGGGAGCGTCATGGCGGTTGCCGGTGTGGCGGGAGCCACTGATACGAGTCGTGTCCCGTTGGGTGAGCGCCTGGCATGGAGCCCGGAACAGGCTGCACAGGTGTATTCGCTCGACGTGCGCGGCGTGCGCCGTGCCATAGACGATGGCGATCTGGACAGTTTCCGCGCGCCGAACCGTGACGGCAAGCCCGGCAGGCGCCGGGTCAGCCGAGCGGCGATGGAACGGTGGATCAAGAGCATGGAGGAATAGGCGATGAGGCATCGCAAGACACCGTCCCCGTTGACGGTGAGGCAGCGGCAGCAGAAGCTCGCGTTCTGCCTGATCGCCGGCGCCCTGTTCATCCTGATCGCGGGCTGGGGGCTGGTCTGGTGGGTCGCCGGGTTGGCGGACGGCGCGTTCAGCGTCCTGCACTTCCTCGCCTTCATCGCGGGTGGGCTGCTGGGCGTGACGCTGCTGTCGCTCGCCGACAGCGAGGACGGCGAGTAGGAGTCTTGCCCGGCGTTTTTCTGCTTTCCTCGTCGGGCGGCGTGAAGGAAAACACGTACAAACCGGTGCCAATAACAGAAGATCGCGCGGACGTCGTCAGGATGTGTCCCCAGCCGTCGTGGCGTCCGCGCGTTTGGCCGGCGCCCCATAAGGGGGTACGGCGGCCGGAGCGGAATCGTTGTCGAAATGGTGTGTGGCGGATTCCGTTCCGGTGTGCCGGGTTCGACTCCCGGTGCCGGCCCGAAAGGAGCCCGTATGGCTTTAAACAAGAACTGGAAGGAGGTCATTGTGACCGACGATGACCTGAAACGTCTGGATACGCCGTATCGTGACCTGTCCATGGATGACCGGGCGAAGGCGTTGTCCAGGGTGCAGAAGGATTACGGCGACACGGTCCTGACCGTGGTCACCCAACTGCTTTCGACGGATGTGTCGCTGACGATGCGCGAGGCGGTGATGAAGGAGACCGGCTCGTGGCCGCAATGGCCCGAGCCGAAGAAGCGTCGCGGCCGCAGCGTCAAATCTGGTACGGTTCCGTCCGCGACGCCGACCGTGGAGCAGCCGAAGGCGGAGAAGCCCGAACCGTCCATGGCGGCCGAAACGGAGATGTGTGACGATCTGGGCAACCTGACGCGGGACGAATTTGTGGATCGCGGGGTGAAGCTCTGCGATCAGGCGTACGTCGCCGCTGTCGGCATCATCAGGCTCGGTTATCTGACTCATCAGCCGGCGCTGGTCGACATGGCCGCGGGCGTGGTCAGCAATGCGGCAGCCTGCCGGTCCTGCGTGGAGCGCAACGGGAAGGTGCTGACCGATGGCCGGTGAGACGGAGTTGACGATCGTCGGCAATCTGACCGCCGACCCCGAACTGCGTTCGGTTTCCACCGGCGCGTCCGTGTGCAATTTCACGATCGCCGCCACCCCGCGGACGTTCAACCGTCAGTCGGGACAGTGGGAGGACGGCCAGGCGTTGTTCATGCGCTGCACCGCGTGGCGCGAGCTCGCCGAACACATCAGCCGTAGCCTGGCCAAGGGCATGCGCGTCATCGCCCACGGCGTGCTCTCACAGGAGACCTTCGCGAACGACGGGACGAACCGCACGATCGTGAAGCTCACGGTCGATGAGATCGGCCCGAGCCTGAGGTACGCGACGGCGGCCGTGGCCAAGCAGCCGTCCGCGCGCGGCTTCCAGGGCAATGAGGGCGGCCAAAACGGGTACTCGGGTGGCGCCACGTTCGGTGGCTCCGCCTGGCAGGAGGCATTCCAGTCGAGTCCGGTGGAGCCGGCCATCGGCGGGCCTCACGACCCGTGGGCCGCCGACGCTGGCGCGTCTTCCGTCGGCCCGGACGATGAGCCGGAATTCTAAGGAGGAGACCATGGGCGGTCTTATCGACAGCGTCAATAGGACGATCAGCGAGACGTGCCTGTGGTGCCACGCGCACCCCGGCAAGTGGCATGCATGGCCGATCGCGTACTCGTCGGAACGGGCGGCGCGCGAGGACCTGGAGCGCTTCCAGTACAACGAGGTGGACGGTTGGCGATGCGACCCCATGGCGTTCCGGTATCGGCGCGCCCATTCCACGTTCCTGGACTCGGATGGCCGCTACAGGGTGCTGGTGATGCTCCTATGGTCATGAATCTTGATTCGCATCTGGACGTTGATTTCTGCCGGGAGATGGGCGAGCAGATCCTCATCATCCCCGTCGGCAAGAACAGCCTGCTGAAGTCGAACGGCAAGCAGGGCGACGTGTACGCGAACGCGAGGAAGGCGGACATGATCCGCCGCATCGGCAGCGCGTGCACGCGGAACCTGCTGCACTTGAACATCCTGCACCGTGAGGAGCTGGTGGACCTGCTCGTCATGGAGCATTACCCGAAGCGCGTGTCCCGCGCTGACCCGCCGAACCTATGGCCCACCGTCAAGCACCTGATCGACGGGATGACCGACGCGGGACTGTGGCCCGATGACGATTCGGACCATATCCGTCGCACCATCTTCCAACTGCATCCAGAACCGACCGGCGTCAAGGGCGTTTGGCGGTTCGAGTTCCACATCATCCCTTTAGAAGAGGAGGTCAATCATGGCGTCGATGAGTCGTGATCATGAGACGTTGAGGTTGAGGTGCGCGGTCTCGTCGGGCCGTTGCGACCAGGTCGCCGGCACGCTCGAACGCCTGCTGGGCGACGTCAACCAAATGCGCGACCACGGAGCGCCGGAGGACGTGCTCGAACGCTACACCACGGCGATCACCCTCATCAGACAGGCACGCCAGGAGATCACCCTGGCGTCCATCGCCCTATGGAAGCGGGTGGAAGCATGAAACTCACCGAAACCATGCAGTACATGCTGCTGGAAACCGCACGCGTCAGACTGGCCGTCCCGATGGACGGCAACCAGGCACGAACCTTCCACGCCCTCCACCGACTCGGCCTCGTGGAACCGGTCGTGAACGACGGATACCGCATCACCGACAAAGGCGACGCGCTCGCCGACGAACTTTTGAACGGAGGGGAATCATGAGCCTGCAGGCGATGAACTGGGTCTTATATGACATCGACCCGGACGAGCTGGAGCAGTCGGAGTTCCGCATCCTGCTGGTGATGGCCGATCATGCGGACACCGAGGGGTGCGGCGTGTGGCTTGGCGCGGCGAAGATCTCGAAGCTGAGCCGGTTGAGCCTTAGGCAGGTGAGGTACGCGTTGCGGCACCTGCAGGACAAGGGCATCATCCGAAGGGGAGACCAGCGGCTGGTTAAGCACCTGCCTGGCAACAAACGTCCCGTGGTGTATGACCTGGTCATGGACGAGGACAGGGGTGCAACCATTGCACACCAAACCGAGGAACAGGGGTGCAACGTGACTGCACCCCGAAAAGACTCCTTAGGGTGCAACAGCGGTGCAACAGGGGTGCAACATGATTGCACACAAACCCAATATAAGGAAGAACCATATAAACCGAGAGAGTACGCGCACGCGCGCGAGACCCAAAACCAACCCACAGACCGCACCCAGGCGCTCGCCGACTGGAAGCCGAACCTCGACCACCACGACCTCGCCTACGATCTCAAGCTCGACGTGGACTACGAGGCAAGCAAGTTCCGGGACCGTCTGCTCGCCAACGCTGCGATCCCCGCGACCATCGACGCAGCGTTCGACCTGTGGCTCAAACGCGGGGCCGAGCTCGGGCTCGGCGGCAGGGAGACCCCGAAAGTGAAGACCTGCCAGCACACGTGGGCATGCAGGCACACCCAGGCGATCCTCGACAGGGTCGGCATCAGCCACGACGACGACACCGCCGGACGCGTCGCCCAACGGCTCAAACGCGGCGACGATCCTGAGGCGATCGTGGACGACCTGCTCGAACTACGCGACCACGAATGGTGGGAGGCGGCATGAGCGAGTACACGATCACGATGACCGTCCAAGCCGACAAGGACGGCGGCGTGAACATCGGCCGCATCGAGCGGATCCTGCGCGCAGCCGGTCTGGACGCGAGGGTGGGCCGTCAGGTGTTCCAGGGCACGCCGCTCCTGCATGCGGGCAAGCCACGGATCGTGGTGGACTGCTCCTGCTGCGACGACACGGACTGCGACTGCCCATGCTCCACGGACGAGAACTACCGCCGCTACGAATTCCACTGCCATGCCTACGACTGCGACAACGATCAGACCGTCATCCGCGACCCAGACACCGGCGAACCCGTGGGCGGCTACGAGCATGCGCTCGCCGTCCTGGTGGAGGACTTCGGCTGGCAGATCGGCGACAAGGGCGTACAGCGCGGCAGGACCTACTGTCCCACGCATCGCATCGAGGAGGCGCTATGAGCCAGCCAAGCCGATTGACCTGCCAGCTCGTGGACCTGCGCGACGAATCCTGCTGCGTGCGCTGCGGCAAATACCTGATCGGGAATCCGGCGTCCAGGCATCACCGGAAACGGCGCTCGCAGGCGAGCCGGGCGGAGGTGCATTCACCGGCGAATCTCATTGACCTGTGCGGCACCGGCACGACCGGCTGTCATGGGTGGGTGCACGCCCATCCGGAGGAGGCGCGCGAGTACGGGTGGCTGCTCCGCTCCACCGAAAACCCGAAGAAGACGCCGATGCTCCACGCCTTGTATGGGTGGGTGCTCCTGGACGACCAGGGGCACGTGGAAATCATCGAAGCCAACGAAAGGAAGGCACTGATATGACAAGCAATAAGCCGGACATGCTGCTGTGGCTGGATGTGGAGACAACGGCGTTGGATCCGACCCGCGGCCAGCTGCTGGAGGTCGGCATGGCCGTCACGGGCATGGACGGGGAGACGCCGGCCGACGTGGATGACAGGCTGATCCGTACCTGGGTCATCGAGCACGACGCCATCCGCCTGTGTCCGGACACCGCGTGGGCGGTCGACGTGCACACGCGCAACGGGCTCATCGGCGAAACGTTCGGCGACGACGCGGTCGGCGTATACACGGCCGCCAAGCAGATCAACAGCCTGCTGACCGATTGGGCGGGAAAGTACACCCTGCATCCGGCGGGCACGAACGTGAACTTCGACATCAAATGGATCCGCAGCAGGCTCGAGCTCCATCTCGACATGCTCCATTACCGGAAGCTCGACCTGACCACGCTCCGATTCCTGATGAGTCCGGTCACGCTCGGAGCCTACTTCGAGCCATCCACCGACCACAGGGTCACGACCTGCCTCAAAGGCGACATCCAGGAATACAAGACCATCCTCCATAAGATCACCGCGCTCGCGGGAGGGGATACGAAATGAGCGTGACCAGCGGCGCGACCATATGGGCAATCTCGTGTGACCGTCCTCGCTGCGCCAATCAAATCGCCGTCGCGGCCGCGTCTCGCTCGCAGGCGCTCATCGACGCTGAACAGAACGGATGGACGACACGTTATGACGGCACCGCATTCTGCCCAAGCCACACACTCCAGAAAGGACGCCAGAAATGAGAAAACCACTCGCACTCGCCACCACCGCAATCATCACGCTGGCGCTCGCCGCCTGCGGCACCGCAGTCCGGGACTATGACGGCAGCGCCAAGGCTGATTGCATCAATCTTGGATCCTTGGCAGCGGGATACACCGTCTACGACTGCCAGGCCACGCTCCGGGACACGCGCCGCGTCAACTGCGTCGTCGTGTACGAGTCCGGCATCGACTGCGACTGGTCGCATGTGGACGGCGCCGACAACCTATGACCGAGGAAAACAGCATCGCGCTAGCCGACTGGTCTGGATTCATCGCCGATTGCAGGACTCCCGGCGTTGAGGCATTGGATCCGTGGGAGCGGTCGGCGCGGAGTCGTCGGCTGGCGGCCGAGCAGCGTGAGCTTGACATGGAGCGTGCCAGGGAACGGCGTCGCAGGTATCGGCTCAGGCATCCGGATCGGGTGAGGGAGTCGGATCGGAGATATCGGGAGTCGCATCGCGATCAGCGTGCCGAGTACATGAGGGCGTGGCAGAAGCGGAATCCGGAGAAGAACCGTGAATCCTCTCGGAGATACCGGGAACGATTGAAGGAAAGGAAGATGAATGGTCAGCAAGGCGAAGGCCGAGATGATCCTGAAATGGCATAAGGACGGCTACGAGGTGGGCGAGATCTCCAGATTGCTGAAGATCGGCGAGGAGGAGTGTCGGAGCATCATCCTGCACCCGGAACTGGCCGAGACCGTCCCGAAGCCGAAATACGGGCCGGAGTTCATCGAACCGATGTTCGAATAAACGTCGAGACCCGTCCACGCTCAGCAAGGATCCGTGGGCGGCCGACAGGGAAAGGACGCTCATATGAGCATCGACATCACCGCAAAGGCGTTAAGCTCGCTGCAGGCCGAAGGCAGTGTCAGCAAGATCCCCGCCGAGGCGTACACGCTCGGCTACAAACGTGGATGGGACGACGCGCTCGCGCTCGCCATCCAGGTCGAGCAGGCCATCAACAACGATGACAATGGATTGTTCTCGGACAGGATGCCGGCATGAGCATCGACTGGCAGAACGATCCGGAGCTGGCGGAACTGGTGCGACGTGCCCGTGCCGGCGAGCGCATCGTGGAGGAATCGGACATCGAGGCGGATCGGCGTGAGGCGAGGGAAGCTCGGAATCGTGAGGCGTCGCGTCTGTGTCATGCGAGGCGTCGCGCACGGCTGAAGGCCGCAGAGAATGAGAAAATGGGCGAATAGAGGGAAACCCCGGCATTCCTTCGAACACCAGGGCTCCTATGGCATCGGAGCACATGATAGACGAAGGAGTTGGGAATGTCAGTCGCCACATGTCAAACCTGCGATCGGCCGGTCGAACCCGGGTACACGCTGTGCCCCGCGTGCGAACTGTCGTTCGCGCTCCTGCTCGACCAGTACGTGCCATGGGTCCACGCATTGGAGGCCAGCCTGGATGCGACCCTGCATCCCGGAGGCCACCAGCCAACCAGGATCATCACACCGGTCGCGCCGACCCCGCTGAGGTTGGACGTGCTCGACCACATCGACCTGCTCGCCTCGATCGCCCAGGGACTGTGGCGGCGCCTGCAGGGCGTCGACATCCTGTATTGGAAGCGCGACCTGTGCCCGGACATCATCGGATGCCTCACCGACGCCGCCATGCATCCGCGGCTCGCGCAGCTGCCGGACGTCGGCATGTATGTCGCGCAGTTCCACCGGCTCAAACCGCTGACGCTCGGGATCATCGACCCGCCCGAGCCCGTGACGCCGATCGGCCAATGCCTGACCTGCGGGCTCACCATCACCGCCAGCGCAAACGCCACCATCGTCACCTGCCCCACCTGCGGACGCGAGCAGACGGCGAGCGCTGTACGCCTTGACCTTTTGGAGCGCAGCATCCGCAGCGGCAAGGCGTTTACGGCGGGGGAGTGCGCACGGCTATTGCGCGGCGCGGGCTATCGTGTCAGTGTCGATACGGTCTACTCGTGGAAGCACCGTGGCCTGATTGACCCGAGCGGGCGAAACGACAAGGGGCAGCCGGTCTACCGGCTGCGCGACGTCGCCGCCAGGCTTGGCCGCGACACGCCGGACGACTGACGTTTTTGGAAGTGCAAGGCACAATTGCCAGTGGATTAGAGGGTCTGAATCATGGCGTGAGTCATGTTCGGGCCCTCGATTCATATCCGATGGATGGTTGGCGGAGCAGCCGAACGCACTCGCTCGCTAGGCGGGAGACCCTGACGGGTCCGCAGGTGCGAATCCTGCACCATCCGCTCCATGGCGCTCCGGGTAATCCCCAGCACCCGAAGCGCCATGATCCCCCAAACGCGTGTAGAATCTGTGGTAACAACCGCAAACTACACCGATGTCGTTCAAGCTGGGGAGCATGGATGGTCAGAAGTACTGTTGACTACTACGCCTTTACTGTAAAAACGCGGAAAAAGAATCCAGATATTCCTCGCGACGTTCTGGATGTCGGGGGCGGATACAGTGTCTTAGCATATCTATGTTCCTATTTAGAACACGTCAAGGGTACCATTCTCAAAGATGAGAGACGGGAACGAATATATTCCGTAAGCGATTACGAAGTCCATGGACGGCTTGTGCTGATTGATGTGTTGTCCGGTCAGTACGGTGAAAGTGGCCAATTGCTGGACATACTTCGTGGCAACGTTGTTAGAGACATCAATCCCGACGAAGCCGCCGTGAAAACAGTCAGAATAGTTTTTTGCTGCCCTAGAGGCGATGATGTGAAGATGGCGATCTTTGCCGTCGAACACATGAATTCCATTAACGGAAAATTTGTGATTGACTATTTCGCGAAATGCTTACGTGCTTTTATCCCGGGATTGGTCGCGAAAATCGATGGGATTCTCGAAAAGGAAGCGTGGCTGGATTCAAGTAGCCTTATTTCGATGAAAATTCCCATTAGCAGCACCGACCAACAGCTGACAGTCGATAACGGATTGGACGATGATCCCAAGGAAACGATGTATGGCCGCATGGCATTGGTTGTTCTGCCTCCGAAGGGTGTCTCTGTGCTTAATCCGAGATTCTGGCGGGCGCTGAGGAAAAAGAATATGGGAAGGGAAGGGATGCTGACAATTCCGTCATTGAATAATGAATCCATTCCCAAACAAGGAGTCCTGGTCGAGGCTGCGGGAATCGATGGTCGCAAAAAGACGTTCACAATCGGCAATGAGAAGAGTCCGAAAATTCGTGAGGTTATTACCGGAGACGGTGAGCCACGTTTGGATAACGGACAACTAAGGCGTGTGCTTTCTGATTCTATCTTTAGCAAATATCATGATGAACAGATTCGTCTTGAAACTGGATGGGACAGTGGAGAGATGCATGAAGAGATACCGGACTCAGAAGTTATTGACTGGAATACATTATTTGAACAGGTAAATCCGCAAAATGGTGATAGATATGAACTTGAATCATAACGGCATCCTCTATCACTACATGGATACATTGGCTCCGAAGATTCGTGAATTGGACGATGGTCGAAATATTGCGTGGAAATACGTATTGCGGGAATTATTGTGTCCGACGATTGTCGCAATATTGGATTTTTGTTTTGGACGGTTTGCGGTAAACGCCGATATTATCGTATCGGCTTTAGGTGTCCTCGGAGGTTTATTGTTCGCACACGCTATCTTCGTATTTGAACTTAGAATGACATATAATCAAAATTTGCGAGAACGCGTGAAAAATGGAGAAATTCAAGCTGAGAATTTAAAACTTACACGACTCGTGGATGACATGTTCTTCAGCGTCGTATACTCGTCGGCTCTTGCTCTCGGAATAACTATATTGACCTCTATGGGGTCTTCCCTTGGGATATATGGTCAATTACCTGATATAGGGAAAAAAGTAGTTTCAGCGATTGTTGTATGGCTAATGACTCATTTAGCGTTCTGCATATATCGGGTACTGAAGATAACGACAAGTGCGTATGGAGAATTACGAAAGAAACGTATCTCATAAGTTCAGCCCCACCTTTGGTGCGGGGCTTTCGCATATTGAGGGAGGTGCATGATGCCGCCCACCATCACGCTCAAGATCACGGACAACGCGGACCGGCAGCTCGCCGTGATGAGCGTGCCTGTCCCGCTGTCGGGTGAGCCGGGCGAGTGCGCCATGTTCGACGCCGAAAAGTTCGAACGACTGCTCGACCGGGCGTCGATCGCGTTCCGCAGGGTGTTCGACGATGAGTGCCAGGAGTAACCCGCGCCGGAGCAACGGGCATCGCAGGGACATGCTGCGCAGGCGCGTGCTCGCCGCCTACGACACGTGCGCCATCTGCGGACGGCCCGTCGACAAGACGTTGAAGTCGCCGCATCCCATGAGCGCCGAAGTAGACGAACTCATACCAGTCTCACGCGGCGGTGATCCATACAGCTTCGCGAACTGCAGGCTCACGCACCGCATCTGCAACAGGTTCAAGAGCGACAAGACAGACGAACATGCACGAGCGCTGCTGGCCGGCAAGCAGACCATCAAACCAAGTTCGATGCCGTTCAGAACGTTCGGCATCTGACCCGATACCAGGGCGGGGACCCCGGGTGTGCCACCCTGCGGCAACCTCGGGTGCAGTGCCGATATTTCCCCCGGAATTCAAACGTCGGAAACAGGGGAAACGACGAAAGGTCGGAAAGCGGAGGTGGACGCCATGAAGTGCGAACTCTGCGGCAAGGAATTCCGGCCTTCCGGCCACGGGCGGCCGCAACGGTACTGCTCCAAATCCTGCCGTCAGAAAGCCGATTATCGTCGGAAAAAGAACAGGCCCGCACAGGACTGGAACAGTAAGCCACCCGTCAAAGTCGTGGAAACGAAACAGAAGCCGGAGCAGGACCTCGACCAGCGGAGTTTCGAGAGAATGATGGACGGCAGCATGCTGGACATGCTGCGCGCCAACCGCGACCGACTGCAGAAGGCTATGGACGACACGTCCACACCGGCAAACGCACTGCCCGCGATCAGCCGCCAGCTCATCGATGTATGCGAACGCATCGAATCACTCCAAGGCGGAGGTCTGACCGACCTGCTGGACGATGAGGAAGACGAGGTGACGGACGATGTCGGAGCGTCGATTGTCTGAAATCGCCAAGGTCCTCCCCCAGCCGGAAGGCATCGTCGGCAGCGAGTTCACGCGAATCAACAAAGCCGCGCGCAAGGCCGGCATCCGTTTCGACTTGTGGCAGCAGGGTTTCTTGTGGCTTCTGTTCGCCAAGAACACGGAAGGCAAGTACGCGTGTGGCGCGGACGGCGCCGTGCTGTCCAGCTGCAGGCAGATCGGCAAGACCTTCACCGTCGGCACCGCGCTGTTCCTCAAGGCGATACTCACGCCGAACCTGAAGGCCATCTGGACCGCCCACCACACGCGCACCAGCGACGAGACGTTCGCGGACATGTGCGAGATGGAACACAACCCGATGCTCGGCAGGTACGTGGAACGCATCCGCAGGGCGAACGGCCAGCAGGAGATCACGTTCACGTCCGGCAGCCGCATCATGTTCGGCGCCCGAGAGAACGGTTTCGGCCGAGGCCTGCACAGCGTGGACGTGGCCGTTTTCGACGAGGCGCAGATCCTCACCGTGCGCGCGATGGACAACATGATCCCCGTCCTGAACACGAGCCCGAACCCGTTGGTCGTGTACATGGGCAATCCACCCAAGCCAGGAGACCAGTGCGAGGCGTTCACGGAGAAGCGCATGCACGCGCTGAACCATGATGGGAACCTCCTCTACGTGGAGCTTGCCGCCGACAAGGACGCGGATCCGGACGACCGCGAACAGTGGGCTAAAGCGAATCCCAGCTATCCGAGACGTACCAGTGAACAGGCAATCATACGCATGCGCAACAACCTGTCCGACGATTCGTTCCGCCGTGAGGCGCTCGGCATCTGGGATGAGACTGTCACCGCATACGCCATCGACCCCGACCAGTGGAAGGCCGCGGCCGTCGATGACGTGCCCGAAGGCGGCACGGTGAGCTTCGGCCTCGACATGCCGCCCGACAGGAGCGTGCTGACCATCGGCGCCGCATTGCGGTACAAGGACGGAACGGCCGTCATCCAGATGGCGAACATCAAGGACGCGCGGCAGGCGGGAACCATGTGGGCCGTGGACTGGCTCGCCGAACGCTGGCACAAGACCGCAAGTGTGGTCATCGACGCGCAGTCGCCGGCCATGAGCCTGCTGCCCGACCTGAAGGCCGCACACGTGAAGGTCACCGTGACGAATATGCAGGAGATGGGCCGCGCATGCGGCCGATTCCTCGACATGCTCAAGGCCGGGACGCTCAAGCACCCGCGGGACGAATACCAGCCGCAGCTGGCCGCAGCCGTCAAGGGCGCGACCACGCGCCCATTGGGACAGTCCGGCGCGATCGCCTGGAACAAACTCGGCAGTGACATTGACATAACCCCGCTCGTGTCCACCACACTCGCCCTGTACGGGGCGTGCACGACGAAACGACATCCGGGAAGACGACAGGAGGTGATGGTCTGATGGTGTTCTACATGGCCGACGGCACTACGGTAAGCACGGCACCGAAATTCACCGGCAGCAGCTACCTCGATACCGCGAGCGGCAACATCGGCGCCATCCTCGGCGTCGACGACGAGGACATGCCCATCATCCACGAACTGTTGCGCGTATGGCGAGAGAAATATCCACGCAACCTGATCCGCGGAGCCTACTACGACTGCAAGGAACGGTTCAAGGACTTCGGAATCTCCATCCCGGACCAGATCAAAAACAAGGTCGAGGCGATGATTGGATGGCCGGAACTGGCCGTCCGCTCATTGAGCGATTTGAGCGACCTGGAAGGGTTCAGCATTTCCGGTGACGACACGATGGGTGTTGGCGACCTGTTCGAGGACAACCAATTGGACGTGGCCACGTCCGAACTGATCGTATCCGCATACAAGCATTCATGCAGTTTCCTGACCATCGCCGCAGACCCGGAGGATCCGGAACGAATCAGTATGATTCCGCGTTCCGCCGACTGGTCCGCGGGCATCTGGGACCGGCGCAACCATCGTCTGGCCGCCGCGTTGACCATCACCGAGGACGATAAGGACGGGCGGATATGCGCGTTCAACGTGTGGCTTCCAGGCAAGGTCTACGAATGCTCCGGCCACCTGATGCCATGGCGTGCGGAGAAAATCGAAACGAACTTCGATCAGCCGACGGTCGTCTCGCTCGCCTATGACAGGCAGATGGACCGGCCGTTCGGCCACAGCCGCATCAGCCGTTCGCTCATGAGCCTTGTCGATGCTGGATTCCGTACCGTGGTCCGCATGGAGGCGTCTGCCGAATTCTATTCCGTCCCCAAACTCTGGTTCATCGGAGCGAACAGGGACGCGTTCAGCAGCAACACGTGGAAGAGCCTCATCCAGGCGATCAACGCGATCAGTGCCGACGAGGACGGCAACCTTCCCTAATTGCAGCAGGTGCAGCAGGCGTCCATGACACCCCATTCGGACATGCTCAAGACGATGGCCATGCTCGTCGCCTCGCAGACCCGGGTGCCGGTCGACTACCTGGGCATCACATTGGACAACCCGACCAGTGCCGAGGCCATGGCGTCCGCCGAACGACGTCTGACACGCATCGCAGACAAGCAGAACGTGGCCTTCGGACGGGAACTCAAACGGGCCATGGGCATCGCCGTGGCGTTGCGCGAAGGCGCGAACACGATACCGGACTCCATACGCGACGTGCACCCGGTATGGGCACCGACAAGGGAGGTCTCCGATGCGGCGCGCGCCGACGCGTTCACGAAGATCGCCGACAAGGTCACCGGCTACGCCGACTCCGACGTCGGACTCGAACGCCTCGGCCTGAGCCGTGAGGAAATCACGCGTCTACGCGCCGACCAGCGCAAGGCACGCGCGCAGAACGTCGTGGACCAGCTCAAGATCCGCGCGGCGCAAACCAGCCAGCAGCAGGAGGCGTCAGATGAATCTGAACAATCTGAATCTGCCTCCGGAACGCCGCAAAGCATTGGAACAGGTGCTTGACCAAGCATGGAAGGATTACCAGGACAACCTCACGAACCTGACCGACGCGGCCGCCGATGAAATCGAGACCGTACTGGAACGCGACCCGTTGAACGCGCGCGAAACGGTGCGTGAATACACGGCCGCGGCCAACCGCCTCGCCGACGACTATTATGCGACGGTACGCACCGCATGGGCCGAATACGCTGGCGTGACCATGCCAGACTTCGACCCTGGATCTGACCTGGAACCGGAACGGGTACTTTGGCAGGTCCAAGGCGGCTTCGCCAACACCGACTACAACGGATTGACCTACTCGCAGGTCATGGCAGGCCAGGCACGATCCGGCGCGACCATCGACGACCTGTGGCCATCATTCTCGAACATCGACGACGCGCAACAGTTCATCACCGACATGATCCGCACCGGCGCCCGATTGACCGAACGACGGAACATACGACTCGACCCCACGAAACCAAAATGGGCGAGAGTACCAAAAGGTCCCAAAACATGCGCGTTCTGCGCCATGCTCGCCTCACGCGGCTACGCATACACCAGCGAGGAAGCGGCAGGTGGCAAAGGCAACATCTACCACGCCGACTGCCATTGCCAACCCATGCCGAACTGGGGCAAACAGGTGCTCGCCGGATACGACGAAACCGCATACAAAGCCGAATACGAGCGAATGAAAGCGCTCGCCGACCGCGAATACGATGGAGACATTCTCAAAGCGTACAGGAGCTCTCCCGGCGTGTGCACGGATTCCGTGGTCCCCGAAGCATTGAAGAAGACTCCGGGCCGTCCGCCGAAGTTCGACGCGAAGCATCCGTTCAGGACCTTCCTTGGAAGCGGAAACCTGAGGGATGCGGTCGTGGGGACGAATCCGATGTTCGATGAGGGTCCGGAATACAGGAACAACTGCCAGCGTTGCGTCGTCGCTTACGAAATGCGCAGGCGAGGATACGCAGTCACCGCGATGCCGAGGCCGATGGATCCCAGGACAGGACTTCCGGCCTTGGACACGGACACTAACCGGTGGGGAAGCTCCTTTAAAGGCGATTGGCGGTCTTGTGGCTCCGATTCAGGTCTTGATGGCGCTTCGGCGCTTTTGGATGAATGGGGCAAAGGCAGCCGCGCGTTCGTCGAAGTGGAGTGGCTTGATGGAACGAGGCATGTCTTCGTCGCGGAGAACCTGAAAGACGGGATACATTTCATGGACCCGCAAACCGGGTCGATGAACGTGTCAAGGTATTTCGAAATGGTCAACCATGGCATGACACGTATAATGAGGGTAGACGATGCGGAACCTACTGAACTGGTGTTGAAATACTGCAAGGAGGGCCAGAGATGATATTGACGGATGCCATCGGCCTCGTCCTTGCCGAATATCCCGGCATGAGGGCGATAGGCGCTGCGGAAAATTCCGACGCATGGATCATCGGCCTTGATTTCGCCGCTTCGACCAGTGAACATCCGGTACCTGGAACGCCAAGCATCGCGGTCGATAAAACATCAGGCGTTTTGCATAGCCTTACTCCTGGAACGGATGAATTCTGGCATTACATGACCGGTGCCAGGAAAGTGCCCATCCCACAGGTCTGAAATCATTCCAAGCCACCCACATGGGTGGCTTTTCTTATGCCATTTTTGGTGGATTGCCGGAGTAGACGAACGGACCCGACTGTAAATCGGGTGCTTCACAGCCACGCAGGTGCGAATCCTGCATCCACCACTCGCCCAGCCGGTCCGGTTGGCGGCGACCATGCGCCGTATCGCGTGGGAGGACCATACAGCGCACCGTGGCGCGGTCGAACTCGAATCCACGGGAAACAGCAAGAAGGAGCACAGCATGTTCAACAGATTCCGATTCCCGGCCCGTATCCGTCTCATCGACGGCGGCGGGGACGAGGGCGGTTCCGGCGTTAGTGGCGACGGCGGCGAGCCGAAATCGTTCACCCAGGAACAGGTCGACCAGATCGTCGAGAAAAGGTTGGCGAAGGAGCGCGGCAAGTACAAGGACTACGACGAGCTCAAATCAAAAGCCATGAAACTCGACGAGATGGAGAACGCCGGAAAGAGCGAAATCGACAAGCTTAAGGAATCGAACGCCGCATTGCGCAAGCAGATCGACGACGCCGCGGCCGAGAAACAGCACGCCGAATGGGTGTCCGAAGTCGCCAAAGACAAGGACGTTCCGGCCGAACTGCTCCGCGGCGGCAGCAAAGAAGAACTCGAAGCGCATGCGGACCTCCTGCGAGCGGCATTGCATCCAGCATCCAAGCCGCCGAGGGTGAAGAACCAGACAGGCTCTCCTTCGCACCAGAACAACAAGGACGCCGAAGAGCTCTCGTACATCCATCAGCTCCTCGGCAGATAACGACTGAAAGGACAAGCCATCATGGCGATGAAAACAGACCAGATCAAGCTCCCCGTGAGCGTGGCCACCGAAATCGTGAACAAGGCCAAGGACACCAGCACCATCGCGTCCCTGAGCCCCAGCACGCCGCAGATCTTCTCCGACGCCGACTACCTCGTGTTCAACGGCAAGAGCGAAGCCGAGGTCGTGGCCGAAGGCGCGGTCAAGAACAGTTACGAGCAGACCGTGGATTCCGTCGTGGCGAAGCGCTTCAAGGTGCAGACTACCACCCGCGTCACGAGCGAACTCCAGTGGGCCGACGAGGACAACCAGCTGCAGATCATCCGCAGCATCCAGGCGGATCAGGCAGCCGCTTTGGGCCGTGCGCTCGACTACGTGATCTACCATGCGATTAACCCGAAGACCGGCACCGCGCTTTCCGGATTCAACCCGTTGAGCACGTCCGCCGTGCAGGTGATCGCCGGCGATGACGAAATCAGCAACGTGGACGCCCTGGCCGATGCGCTGAACGACTCCTACGACATCAACGGCGTGGCATTGTCCAAGACGTGGGCGTCCCGTCTGCGCAAGCTGCGCGTCCCCTCCACCGGCATGCGCTTCTATCCGGAGATTCCGCTGAACCTGCAGGCCGGCAGCCTGGACGGCATCACCGCCGCGACCTCTGGCACCGTCAACGGACGACTGGCCTCGACCCCGACGAAGGTGCTCGCGTTCATGGGAGACTTCAGCCTCATCAAATGGGGCATGGTCCGCGACCTGACCAGCGAGATTATCGCCTACGGCGACCCGGACCAGACCGGCGTGGACCTGAAGGCCCACAACCAGATCGCATACCGTACCGAAGCGATGTACGCGTTCGCCGTCATCGACCCGAACGCGTTCGCCGTGCTCAAGACCAAGTGAGGTGAACGATGAGTTTCCCCATCCAGACGCTTGTGATCAACCCCGCAGGCGAGGAAAAGCACACTGTCGGCCCGTTGGACGCGCAGGTGCGGCTTGTCAACACTGACGGCACCGCCTTCTCCGCCGGTTCCGGTGCCTACGAACTGCAGGAGGCCGGCAAGGACACCCTCGGCGGCATCAAGCAGTTCGCGCCCGAACAGACGATTGGCAACGTTGACGGCAACATCGTCAAGGCCGCCGCAGCCGCTCCGACCAAGGATGAATTCGACAAGCTCGTCACGGCTTTCAATACTTTGGCGAAACAGTTCGATGACACTATCACCGGCCTCGCGGCCTCCGGGGTGATCAAGCTGCCGGACAAGAAGTGACCATGACGGACGAACCGGACATGTTCGCCACCTCCGACGATCTCGAACGGAGGTGGCACAAGCTCACCGACGAGGAACGTCAGAAAGCCGACACGCATCTCGCGGACGTGACCGACTACATCAAGGAACGCTCGCCCATCTGGCGGCGGCTCCTCGAAGAACGGCCACGCCTGCTGACGAAGATCACCTGCGACATCGTCCGCAGAATCATGCAGGCCGACCCGTACGACATTCCCGGCGGCATCACGCAGATGAACCAGACCACCGGCAGCTTCAGCGAACAATACAGTTTCGGAGCGCCCACCGGCGATCTCTGGCTGCGCGACGACGAGAAACACATCCTTGGCATCAACGCTCAGCGCGCGTTCAGCGTCGACATGGCAACGGGGGAGACGTCCTAGTGGAAACCATCGAAGTGTGGCGCGGCCAGTCCACCACCGACACGGACGGCAACCCCATCCAGGGCAAACCCGCCCGCGTCGGCACGTTCCAGGCGATGGTCGCGCCAACCTCCACCACCGACCAGACCGAGGAGAACGCCAGCCCGCAGACCACCGAATACACGATCCACATCCGCGGAAACCAACCGACCGGCATCCAGGCCACCGACCTGATCAAAGTCAGAGGCGTCCTTCTGCCAGTCAAAGGCAAACCGCAAGTATGGAACAACACCCACGGACGCCACATCGGCGACATCATCACCGTCGGAGAACGAAAAGGATAACCCATGGCCAAACGATGCAGATTCGTGTTCAACCGAAAGGCATTCAGCCAGCAGGTGCTGAAGAACGAGACCCTGCGGGGCCGCATGCGCGACGCCGCCAACGAGGCCGTCACCGACAGCCGGTGCATGGTTCGCGACCATAACGGCGCGAACCGCAGCGGTGTGGCGATCATCTGCCCGGCACCGGTGGAGAAGGCGCACGGCACGTTGGAGGACACGCTCGGAAGGATGCGCGTATGAGCATCCCGGTCACTCCCCGGCGCACGGAACCCCTGCTCCTGTCCAAACTGAGGACACTGTTCCCGGACGTGACGTTCGACACCATCGAACGAAGCGACCTCGAACCTCCCTTCACCGAAGCCACATTGGCCGACTCCATGCAGGGCATGAGCACTCCCATCTCCCAGTACGTGCGACTGCGGCTGGGCGTGCGCTGCATGAGAGAGGATCATACGGGCGACTGGGACAAGGCAGCCCGCGTGTGGGCAGCAATCGCGAGGGAGATCATCGGGCTCGGAACCGTCGCGCCGCTCATCAGCGCGTCACTGGAATCCGGGCCGGTACGCATGACTGACGAGGACAAGAGGCTGGTGTGCGCGTACGGCGTGCTTCTACTCGAGGTATCCGTCGCCTGAACTGAAAACACAAGAAAAGACAAGCAAAGACGTGCCGCCACACGCAGAACGGAAGCGAGGTGCAGACAGGAATGTCTGACAGCAACGAAGAACCCATCGCCGTCGAGCAGACGGCATCCCAACCCAGCCTGCAGGACGGGCTCGGATCGACCGACTATGGGTACGTGTCCAACGGCAATACCGCCGGCAACGTGCGCCTGATCAAGAACTACGCGCTGTTCCTGTTCCCCAAGGGCGACAGCACGTTCACGGCCCCGGCCGGCGTGGACTGGACGCCGCCGTCCAACAAGAAGCCGATCGGATACAGCACCGAGGACGGCGCCGTCCTGCATCCGGAGCCGGGCGACAGCACCGACTACAAGGCGCACAACGGCGACATCGTCCTGTCCGACACGGATCCGGGCTACTGGACGCTCCAGCTCGCCGCGATGGAGGGACGCAAGGACGTGGTGTCCGCCTACTTCGACGTGGATGTGGAATCCGACGGCGGCATCAGCATCAAGGGCGCCGGCCTGAAGAAGGAATGGATCCTCGTATTGGTCGCGCTCGACCAGCGGGACCGCCCCTTCCTCCTGTACGGCACCAACGCGAAGGTGTCCGACCGTGACGACGTGAGCCTGAAATCCAGCGAGATCATGAACTTCAGCATGACGTTCAAGATGCTCAAGGGCACGAACGGCGAACAGTTCCACGCGTGGGGCCTCGTCACCGAAGACGCCAAGTAGCCCATTGATTCTTCCCGTGCGGCCGATGGCGGTCGGCCGCACGGGACCATTACCCATAACCGCCGATAACCATGAAACGGAGACGAAATGAGCGACAACACCTACCATGTCGTGGACGTGGACCTGACCGACGCGGAGGAGCTCAAGCCCGACGTGCACCTCGAGGTCGCCGGCGTGAAACTCGACCTGCCGAACCTCAACAACGCGGAACTGCCCATCGAACTCGTGCAGGCCATCCTCCTGGTCAAGAGCAGGCCGACGCTCTCCGACGAGGAGACCAGCGCGTGCATGGCCGCGTTCCTCGCGTACTTCCAGGCGATGAAGCCGAACTTCTGGAACGTGCTACGCAAGACGGAACGTCCGATCGCCTACCTCATCGCCACGGTGAAGGCGTGGGCCGACGAATCCGGACTGGACCCAAAAGCGTTTACCTCGCCCACCTCTGGAACAACCACCGCGCGGCGCTAGCCTACGACTGGATCCGAGCGTACGGGCAGATATACAGGCCAGTACGCTTCCCGGAATGGATTGAGGGAGCCCGCCCGCGAACCGGGAGCCACTCGTGGATGGCGTTGCAGAACGCCGTCTACGTGCCCGACGGAGCCGAACAGGCCGCATGGCTGACCGCGCCGGAACGGAAGAAGCGCCCATGGTTCGACCACGGGCACGATCCCCTCCGCCAGCCGACACCGACGCACAGCCTCACCCGTCGGCAGCGCGAGGACAGGGCACGGCTCAAAGCCTACTTCCACATCAACGACGACCTCTGATCCCGACCGCCATCGGAATCCCGACACACAGTAAGGAGCACGATGGCAGCACAGGACATCGGCGTCGTATACGTCCACGTCGAACCATCCGGCAAAGGATTCGGCAAAAGCATCGAAGGCGACATCGGCGACGCCGTCAGCAAAGCCTCTAGGAAAGGCTCCAACACTCTCATCTCGAAAATCGGCGGCGCGTTCGGCAAGATCGGCAAGGTCGGTACCGGCGCGATCGCCACCATCGCAGGCGGCATCACCGCCCTGGCCGCCAAGGGCGGCTTCACGCGCGCCCTCAACATCGAGAACGCGCAGGCCAAGCTCAAAGGCCTCGGCCACGACAGCGCCAGCGTCACCGAGATCATGAACGACGCGCTCGCATCCGTCAAGGGCACCGCGTTCGGACTGGGCGACGCCGCGACCGTCGCGGCCAGCCTCTCGGCCTCCGGCGTCAAGGAGGGCGGGGAGCTCACCCAGGTGCTCAAGACGGTGGCGGACACGGCGCAGATCAGCGGCAGGAGCCTGACCGACATCGGCACGATCTTCGGGTCGGTCGCCGCGCGAGGAAAACTCCAGGGCGACGACATGCTCCAGCTCATGTCGAGCGGCATCCCGGTCCTCCAGATGCTCGGCAAGCACCTGAACAAGACCAGCGCCGAAGTGTCCGACATGGTCTCGGACGGCAAGATCGACTTCCGGACCTTCGCCGACGCCATGCAGGAAGGATTGGGCGGTGCCGCTCAGAGCGCCGGAACCACGTTCGCCGGCGCTCTGGCGAACGTGAAGGCCGCGTTGAGCCGACTCGGCGAGACCGCGGCCACGCCCGTCCTCAACGGACTGCGCGGACTGTTCAACCAGGCCATTCCGCTCATCGACGCGTTCACCGCGGCGGTGTCCCCGACTTTGGAGAAGGTCGGCGCGGGATTGCAGAAGGGATTGGAACAGGCCATCCCCACGGTCACCGCCTTCTTCGACAAGCTCGGCAAAAGCCAGACCGTCCAGCAGTTCGCCTCCTATCTCGCTTCCCTCAAGGACGATTTGAAGGAACTCGGCTCATCCCTGTCGGGAGCTACCGGAGCCGTCTGGAACGTCATCTCCGAACCGCTCTCCGAACTCTACAATCAGGCGAAAGGACAATTGCCCGCAATCGCTGACGGATTCAAAACACTCCTGCATGCCGTGTCAGGTCTTCTCGACTACGTGGCGGCGCATGCCGACAGCATCATCCCGCTGGCCAAGGGAATCGCCGCGTTCGTCCTCGCCAGCAAAGGCATCGGCGCGGTATCAGCCGGCTTCAAAGCATTGCCAGCCGCATTGGACGGCATCAGCAGAAGCGCCACTGGAATCACCACAGCGGCAAAAGGCATCTCAGGATTCGTCAACCTTGCCACCGACCTCGGCGGCATAGGCCCAGCATTGAAAGCCACCGCAGGCAACTTCGGCATCGTGCAGACAGCCGTCGGAACGTTCAGAACAGTCGCCACCGCGGCGCGAACCACATGGGGACTGTTCACAGGACTCCTCGCCGCGAACCCATTCGTCCTCGTCATCGCAGGCATCACCGCGGTCGTGGCCGCACTGACCTGGTTCTTCACCCAAACCGAAACGGGCAAACAGCTCTGGAACAGCTTCGCCACATGGTTCACGGGAATCTGGAACCAGATCAGCACCGCATGCCAACCCGCACTGCAAGCCATCGGAACATTCATCACCCAGACCATGAGCCAAATCCAGCAAATCTGGCAAACCGGATGGACACTCATCACCACCGTCCTCCAAAACGTCTGGAACGCAATCGGCCCCATCATCATGACCGCACTCACCGCGATCATCACCGGCATCCAAACATTCATCACCACCATCACACCACTCCTGCAAGCCGAAATACAGAACATCCAAACCATCTTCCAAACCGCCGCCACCATCATCAGCACGGTCTGGAACGGACTATGGAACACCATATCCACCGTCGTACAAGGCACATGGACCATCATCACCACAATCATCAGCACCGCACTCGCCGTCATCCAAGGCATCATCCAACTGGCACTCGCGGTCGTCAACGGGAACTGGAGCGCCGCGTGGTCGGCCATCCAGGGCATCGCGTCGGCAGTGTGGGGCGGCATCCAAGGCGTCGTCTCCGCCGGCATCGGCATGGTCAGCGGAGTGGTATCCGCCGCATGCTCGACAATCCGGAGCGTGTGGGCCGCGTTGTGGAATGGCGTCGGAAGCATTGTGTCGAGCGTCTGGGGCGGCATCGTCGGCACCGTAAGCAACATGGTTGGCCGTGTCGGGAGCGTCGTGAGCGGGATCGGCGGAACCGTCCGGAGCGCGGTGTCCGGCGCGGGAAGCTGGCTCGTCAGCGCGGGACGCAACATCATCCAGGGATTGATCAACGGCATCACAGGAATGGTCGGCTCGTTGTATTCCAGCATCACCAACGCGTTGTCGGGCTTGGTGGACAAGGCCAAGAACGCTTTGGGCATCCATTCCCCGTCGCGTGTGTTCCGCGACGAGGTCGGCGTGATGGTCGGACGTGGCATGGCATTGGGCATCGACGATTCCGCGCATGTGGTCAGCCGTTCCATGGATTCGCTCGTCTCCACGATGAGCCTCTCCGACGCGGACTGGTCGAAGACCGGCAGGCTGAACGTCACGGCCGGCACCGGCGCCAATGCCGGCGACGGCGATCTGCGGGAACTCATCGCGGCCGTCGAATCGCTGCACGACGACCTCGGATCGATCATCGCCAGGTACACGCCGACGATAGGGGACCGCGACTTCGCAAGGAAGGTGAGAAGTGCAATCGCTTGAATACGCGTGCGCCGCCACAGGTGAGCGAATCGGCTTCGAAGGGCCTCTGTACGGCGAAACGCTCGCCGGACTGCGCGGCCGCGTCTGGGACTACAGCATCGGCGCACGCGGCCTGACCGGCATCACCCGCGGCGCGCGCGAGGAGACCGTCGCCGTGAAGATCCACGACTCGATCGCCACGCTCGACCTGCTGCGCCGTCTCGCCGACGCCGACATGGCCGCCGGCACGCCAGGCACCCTCGTGGCCGACGGCGAATGGGAGACCAGGGCGTGGATCGCGAAGAGCGAACCGCAGTCCATCACGCCCACGATGGTCGAGACGCAGCTGACCATCGTGCTTGCAGACGGCGTGTGGCGGCGCGGGACCACCGAACACCACGACCCGCGAGCCGACAAGGCCGGCGGCGACCTCGACTACCCGTACGACTACCCGCACGACTACGCCGGCATGAGCATCCTCGACACCGTGACCAACGCGACCGGCATGCCGCAGCCGGTGAAGCTCACGATCTTCGGCCCGTGCGTCAACCCGTACATCATCATCGGCACGAACCGGTACGAGGTCGACGCGACCATACCGGCTGGCAGCAGACTTGAAATCGACGCGGCCTCCGATAGCAGAACCGTCACGATGATCTCGGACACCGGCCTGCGCACCAACCTCTTCGGCAAAGCCGTGCGAGGCACCGGACGCGGATCCGGAACCTACATCTTTGAACCGCTGCCGCCCGGCACGAGCACGATCAGCTGGGCTGGCGGATTCAAATTCGACCTGACGGCAATCGAGGAGAGGAGCGAACCGCCATGGACCTGATCGTCACCGACACGAACGGCACGCCGTCCGGCTCGTACGCCTCGTGGACGCTTGACCTGGCATACGGGTCGGGGGAGAACGACTTCGACCTCCGATGCCCGGCACGTCTGAAACCAGGATGCCGGTGGTGGGTCGACGGGACAGGCTGGGGCGGCATCGTCGACGACGTGAAGACCAGCGTCACCGGAGGCGAGGGCGAGCTCACCTACCACGGGCGCGACTGGCACGGCCTGCTCGCCTCGAAGATCCTCGAACCCGACAAGGGCAAGGACTACCTGACCATGAGCGGCACGATCGGCACGCTCCTGCGCACCGTCATCTCCCGTATCGGACTGCAGGACATCATCACCGTCACGGAAGGCACGTCCAAAACCGCACGCTGGCAGTTCGACCGGTACTGCGACGCGTGGAGCGGCCTGTCCAAGATGCTGCGCGCATCAGGACTGCGGCTGCGCATCACCGCAGCGCAGAACGGCGTGACAGTCGACGCGCCGCCGATCACGGCCGCCGGCGACCTCATCGACTCCGACCTCATCGACTTCGATGCGACCCTCGCCTCGCATCCGATCAACCACCTGATCTGCCTCGGCAAGGACGACCTCAAGGACAGGATCGTCGTCCACTGGTACGCCGACCAGAAAGGCACGCTCAGCCACACGCAGACCATCAAAGGCGCGGACGAGCGCGCAAGCGTCTACGAGCTCAGCAACGCCGACGCCGCCGAACTCGAGACCAAAGGCAAGACAAAGCTCCAGGAGCTGCGAGATACAGGCAGCATCGACGTGGATGTGGAATCCGACGGCATCGACCTCGACGTGGGCGACACCGTGACCGGCCGCGACAACACCACCGGCATCAAGGTCACCGCCGAAATCACCAAAAAAATCATCAAAATCGAAGACGGCATCCCGACCGTAACCTACGAGGCGACCACCGCATCCACGGAATCGACCGGCGAGACCGGCGGCGGTGGATCAAGCTCCGGAGACGGCCACGCCTACTACGCCGGCAGCGGCCTCACCCTCTCCAACTGGACGTTCAGCGCCGATGTGACCGCCGCCGACCTCGAAACGGTCCGCAAAACCGCCACCGAAGCCAACAAGGCCGCATCCGACGCCTCGGCCGAAATCGGAGGCGCCAGAGACCTCGCCAAACAGGCCGGCGTAAAAGCCGACACGGCCACCACCACGGCGCAGAACGCGTTGGCCGCGGCGCGGGCGCGAATCTTGGACATCACTGCATCGGCTCCCGTCACAGTGACCCGCACCGACGAGACGGCTGCCATCACCGTCGCACAGGCCACATCATCGGCGGACGGGCTCCTCGCCGCCGCAGACAAGAAGAAGCTCGACGGCATCCAGTCCGGCGCGAACAAGTACGCGCTGCCAGTGGCATCCACCGCCACCCTCGGCGGCGTCAAACCCGATGGCACGACCATCACCATCGGCCCGGACGGCACCATCACCGCGCAATCCAGCGCGACAGCGGCATCCTTCCTCGCCGCACACCCAATCGGCTCGCTCTACTGGTGCGTCGCCGGAGACCCCAACGACCATGGCGGCACATGGAAGGAAATCCACACCATCATCGGCGGACACGTCTGGCAAAGACTCGCCTGAAAGGAACATCATGGCAAAAACCACGAACATCACCAAATACACATGCGACCGCTGCCACGACAGCGCATACCTCACCGACGGAGATCCGCGCACGTCGAGCGACTGGCACCAGATCAAACACACCACCGCGGACGGAGTGACGCAGGAGGCACTGGCATGCACTTTATGCCAGCAGGAATTCAAGAAACTCGCCGCCACGCAGGACGCGGCCTACACGGCATGGCTTACCGAGGGAAAGGACTGACATGACCACCACGCTCATCACAGGCAAGGGCGGCACACCGCACATCACCAGCGGCGACATGGGCGCCATGCAAGCCGGGGTTATAGGCAACGGCAGCTACCTGCTGCAGGGGGCTGACGGGAAATTCCCCGCGGTCACCATGCAGGACGCCAACCATGCGCTGATCCCCGTCCTCAACCTCGTGGTCGAAGGACGATACGCGCGAGTCACCGAGGCCGAGACCGCGACCATCGAAAGCGGCGTGAGCGGCCGGAACCGCAACGACCTCGTCTGTCTCAAATACACGCGGAACGGTCAGAACATCGAGACCGCTGCCATCGCCGTGCTCAAAGGCACGCCAAAGACCGGAACGGCCGCCGATCCGACCGTCCCGTCGGGCAGCATCCACTCGGCCTCCGGCACGGTGTGGATCCCGATCGCCCGCATCCCGATCAGCGGGATCACGCCCGGCACGCCGGTCATGCTCATCAAACAGCTGCCTCCCATGTCGAAGCTGTGGGATTCCGTAACCCAG